GCCGAGTCGGTGCGCGAGCCTATTGAAGAGATCGACCACCCGATGCTGGCGATGCGTCCTGTAACAATGCCCGATCCGTTTACGGGCGAGCCTTTGTTGACGGGGGAGTTTGAACCAGAGGGGGGCTACCTTACAAATGGCGGCTTTCCTTATTACGCATTGCAGTTCGACCAGACGCAAGACTCTTTTTATGGCCAGCCGCCAATGGCTTATGCTGAAGACACGCAGAAGCTGATCGTAGAGTCCATATCGCGCCGGGCCGATCTGCTTAAGCGTTTTTCTCGCACGGTATTAGGGGCAAGGCGAGAGCGCGATGCCAACGCCGACATTGGAGAGACCTTAGAACAAGGCCGCGATGGCGATATTATTTGGGTAGAAGACCCCAGTTCTTCATTTCGTCCAATGGATTTTGGCAATCCCCCTCCCGATCAGTTGGGGATAGAGCGGGATGCGCGGGAATATGAGGAGCAGTCGCTGAACGTAAGCCAGATGGCAATGGGAGGGGGGCCAAAGCTGACCGCTACGCAAGCGAGCTTACAGGCGAGCTTTGGTCAGTTGAACCGAGAATGGATGCAGTTGCGGGTAGCGGATTGTTACAAAACGACCGTCCATAACACGCTGCGGATGATGGCAGATGCCCGCTACACGCCCGAAGAGTTCTTGGTCAACGTAGCGCAAGACGAGATGGAACCTGTTTATGAGGCTGTAACAGCCGACATGTTACGAGTTCGGTTTAAGATCGACATCGTAGCAGGGTCTACTTCGCCCATTACTGAGCAGTTAGAGCGAGAAGATGCACTGGCGTTGTTTAACTACACGATACAACTGCCAGAAATCAACCGCACCGAAGCTATAAAGGGGCTATTGAAAGCATTTAAAGTCAGTGACCCGGAAAAATACCTCGGCAAGCAGGCCGATGCAGACGCTATGAAGTTGGCAAGCATGGAAAACGTGGCTTATCTGATGAAGGGGGCTAACCCCAACGTAACGCCAGAAGAAAACCATCAGATCCACATGGGTATTCATGGCCAGATACAAACGCTGCCAGAGTTTCAGCAGTTGCTACCTCAACAGCAGCAGCAAGTCATGGCCATTGCCCAGCAGCATCTTCAGCAGCACATGCAAGCCCTGCAACAAAAGGCGCAAGGTGGTGGAGGTGCGGCGGCTGCGCCTGACCCCGAAAGCAGAGAGGTTCGGGAGCGAGGTGGCCAAGAGGGTAACATTGTTTCTATGGTAAGATCGCAAGCACAAGAGATGTCACAGCAGGTTCAACGTGCGCCGGGGCAAAACTAATGGTATTCCATGATTTTAGATGCGAAAAATGTAACAACTTGCAAGAAGATGTAACATTTACTACCATAAAAGACATAAAACGTGAAATTGACTGTAAAAGTTGCGATGGAACGGCGAAAATGACGTTTCGTTCGGGAAACAGCATACATCAGACTAGTTCCAGCATGTACGGCAATTATCATGCGGGCTTTGGGTGTGTGGTAGAGAGTTATTCCCATAAGCAGCAACTGCTAAAAAAATACAACGTAGTAGAGTCTTCGGATGCCGTAGGCGGCTCGCGCTGCCACCGGAAATCCGAAAACGACTTGAAAAAAACCAAAGTTGATGGCCCGCAATGGTCTTTTGGGGGAACACCCGCAGAGGCTATGCAGGCTGCTCAACAGCAAATGGAGGAATAAAAAACCATGTCCGAAGCAATACTGGATTTGGACTCCATATCAGCAGATGAGACAACTTCGACGGACTCTTTGGACGGCTCTGCGGATATTTCGACTACCGTAGAGCTTTTTCCCGAAGACACTCCGACTGAAACCTCTTCTGGTGACAGTGGACACTCTGAGTCAGAAAGTGCCGAGACATTTGACCCGAATGCAGTAGATTGGGCCAGAGTAGACCCGAATACTGTACCGGAGCAGTACAAGCCCGTCCAAGAAGCAGTAAAGCAGCAGCAAGCCGATTATACGCGCAAGATGCAAGACTTGGCCGACCAGCGTAGGCAGCACGAAGCGCAACAAGCCCAGTTGACCAGCATGCAGCGAGAATGGGCAGATCGGGTGCAGGCCGTTGCGCCCGCACCGCAGCAACTTGATCCGGTGCAACAGTTACGGATGCAGTCCACGGACGAAGAAAATAAAGCAATGGACTTTATGGACTTTTATGTGGAGCAGCGGACGCAACAGAAGTTCAGCGAGCTTGAAGGTCGCTATAACTCGCTTTTGCAGCGGATGGAACAAAGCGAAGCAGTTATTGGGCCTGCAACTCAACGAATGCAGCAGCGGGAACGGGCTGAAGCCGTGGAGCGCACATCATCTGCCGTAAATGAGGCCGTAGAAGCCTATGGTGAGGATGTTCGTAACCCAAAGTGGACACCTGAGATGTTGCGACTAATGGAGAATGATCGGAATAACAACCCCCATCTTAATCCATTGACCGACAAGCCCTATACTGTAAAAGAAGCGTATGAAAAGGCTGCGGGCGTAACCGCAGGCAACGCAGCACAGCTTCGGGCCAGCGACAAGCAAACTCGGAGATCGTCAAAGAATGCGTTGCGAACTAATGCTTCTGTCAGTGCTTCAGAGGACGGATCGGCATTAACCGACAACGAAGTCTTGTCCCAACTACAGGGGCTGGGCTTTGAATAAGAGTAACAACTGTTACAGGAGAATTTATCGTGGCTAGTACTTCAACAACTGAGACATGGGACGCGGCATGGACCCTCACCATGAGGGCAAAGCGCAAGCGTCTTACTGACAACTTCTTCGACTCATATCCTACCTTGGAGGCTTTTCGCTCCAGCGGTGCGCTTGAGATGGAGAATGGCGGCAAAGAGATCCAGGAAGACATCCTCTATGCTGGCAACTCGGCTGAGTATTTCAGCGGGTATGATGTATTGAACACCGATGCCGTAGACGGTATCACGGCGGCTTTTTACCCGTTCCGTTACGCCAGTTGCCCCATTACCATCAACCATGTTGAGGAAATGGAAAACCGCAAGACGGATGCAGCTATGAAGTTGCTGGAAGCGAAGACGCAGCAGTCGATGCTGACTTTGCGCGACCAGATCAACACTTCGTTGTATTCGGCGCAGACGGGCAAGGCTCCGTTGGGACTACAGGACATCATTGCTGATGCGCCCGGCACCACCCCAACCACCTTGGGCGGCATCACCGTCAGTGGCAATAGCTGGTGGAAGAATAAGACCAACAACGCCAGCGGCGACACCTCGTTTGTAACCATCAGTAACACGAACTTTTACGAGGGCATGTTACGGATGAGCACGACTTGGAACGACATCAGTGAGGGCAATGAGCAGCCTACCCACATCTTTACCACGAATGACCTCTATGGCGATTTCGAGGAGATTTTTGAGGGAACGGGCTACCAGCGTCTGACGGGCAAGGACGCGCCCGGCGTTGATGGTCGCTTGCCGTCTTTCCGGGGTATTCCGGTCCAGTATGACCGCGATTGCGGTTCGGGCCGTATGTATTTTCTCAACACGAACTATCTGAAGCTGAAGATGCAGAATGGGATGAACTTTGCGAAGACCCCGTTCCGCGAACCGGCCAACCAGATGGCGAAGGTTGCTTTTATCATTGTTGGTCTTCAGTTGACTACCAACAATCGTCGCAGGCAGGGCGTTATTTACAACCTGACTGCGTAATAATCATCCGAGTCCCAAGCCAATGGGGCTTTAAGTCCGAGAAAAGGACGAGGGAGAACGAATAATGTCACGTAATGACAATGCCAATTTTGGCGTAGGCGGTATCGGCGGCGCGGGAAATGTCGGTATCTATACCGAGTCATCTACCCAGAAGTATAATTTAGGCCACCGGTTGGAACTGTATGATGGGCGCGTCTTTCGTTACTGCAACTTTGATGCTGCGGTGACGGTAGGAAAGATGGTTGGTGCCGATCAGTCAACGGGTGCCGCTGATGAGATTTCGGACGGCACCATCGCCACCGCTACGGCTGGCTCCACTGTTGTCACGCTAACGGCTTCCGGTTCTGCCGGTCCTCCGGCTGACTTTCAGGGCGTGGAGGCCAACGACTATGCAGGCTCTTACCTGCATATCACCGATGGCGACGGCGAAGGCTTCACCTACCGGATCAAGAGCAACGGCGCGGCCAGCAGCGATGCGGTCGCATTTACGCTCTACGACCCGATTGTAACAGCACTCACCAGTGGTGCTACTGATTGGGCGATCAGCGCAAGCCGGTATAACAACTGCCATGTTACGGATGCGACTCAGGGTACCATCGTTGATCCGTTTCCAACGGGTGTGACGTTGCGGGGCATCACCTCCGGCTATTTTGCTTGGGTGCAGACCAGAGGGCAGGCAACCTGCTTGGCCGATGGCACGATCACCGAAGGCAACCAACTCACGCTATCGGACGGCACCAATGGTGCGGTGCAGCTTAAAGATGCGGAGACGGAGATTGCAATAGGTCACTCCCTGACAACGGTTGCAACCGGCGAGTATGCGCCGATAATGTTGAACTTGGAGTAGCACACCATTGACTGAGGCGGGGCTTCGGCCTCGCCTCAGTTACCTTAAACAAGAAAGAAACTACCGTGAATAAAACTCCCAAGCAGCCGCAGGGTGTTACAGCAATCGACCCACAAGAAGCACAAAAAGTAACAGCGGCAACTGCTCCCCCTACTGTAAGTGTTACAGCCGATCAGATTGCGGAAGTAATTGCTAATGCAAGCGATGACGTAAAAGAAAAGATTCGCGTGCGATTGGACCTCAATAAGACCCATGCCCGCGCCAAGAAAAGACCGATGAACAACCAACAGGTTCGCAATACGGTCAAGGCGTTTGGCGAAGTGTCCCATGTTGATGGATTTGTTCCCGATCCTCCGAGTCGTATTACCGAGCGGGGTCAAGAGGCTGTTGACATCTGGAGAAATAGGTGGATTGAAGGAAACGGTAACAATTTAAGCGAATATGATCTCGACCAAATAGCTTCGGAAGCAACGATGTAACATGGCAGACCCCGTTCATGGCGATTTAACCGTAAATGGGAACGTCTTTGCTGCTGGGTATAGGGGTGACGGGACGCAGTTTAATGCGCTCGGCGCACCCCAACTCACTGGCACTCAGCGAGATGCGTTGGCCAATGTTGCAAATGGCATAATAATATACAATTCTACGACCAATAAGCTGCAAGTTCGGGCTAATGGAAGCTGGGTAGACCTACATTGACTAATATTGAAGTAATACAGCTTGCGCTTCGCCGGGTTGGCCTATCTACTACTTCGACAACCTTCAAAGATGGTGCAAGGTCGTATTTAAACCTCGCAACTAAGGATCTTGCCTCAAGGGCAAAGTGGTTTTGGCTGTTTAAAGAGAGTAGCTTTACTTGCGTTAGTAGCCAGCGCAGTTACAGCCTCGCTGCGGATGTAGCCGAGCCTCTTTCCTTTAGAAACAGCACCGAAGATCATGTGCTGGTTATCTGGAGCAGCCAAGACTTAGATGCTAATGACCCGGATCATTCCGAGACAGGCGATCCTCGTTACGTTAGCATTGACGGGATCAACTCATCTACGGGCTACATTAGCGTTGCCTTATACCCCAAGCCCGACAACAGCACAGATGTAATTAAATACCGCTACTATGGCTTCGTTCCAGACTTTTCCTCTGATGACGATAGCAACTCGCTCGACCCATACGTCCACCCCCTGTTACAGCCAGCACTTGTTTTTGGAATAAGTGCGCTATATAAGCAAGAAAAAGGGGATGACCAAGGGTCTATGGTAGACAAGGCGGAGATGGAGCGGATCATCCAGCGGGGGTTGTTACAAAACACTACAGTTCAAGGCAATCGGTCTTATCGGATGCGCCGCCGCGACAGCATGAATGGTGGTGCTTTTGACTTCAAGCCATTAGAAGGCAGCCTTTCCTAATGCCTATTAACGCAAGCTCGGTTCAATACGGACCTTGGTCGAAAGGGGTTAGATACGACCTCCCTACTGAGGACATGGGAATCGACGCATTGTATTCAATGAGCAACTGCCGAGTTGGGCAGGCGGGGCAAGTAGAGAAGCGAAAAGGGTTTTCTAAGTTTAATGGCTCGGCTCTCAATAGCGGTGCTACTGTAACAGCCGTTGGCCAAGTGACATTGGCGGGCGTAGAAAAGACTTTTGCAATATCGGGTAACAAGTTTTTTGACATCACAGGCGGCACCGGGACGGATCGAACGGGCAGTGCAACTATTACTGCCGGAAATGACAATGTGTGGGAATGGGTGCTGGCTGGATCATCGTTGGTGCTGACCAATGGCGTAGACACCGATGCAATAGCATGGACAGGCGGCACGAACAATATAGCAGCCTTAGATGATGATGGTAGATTTACGAAGGGCGCACACATCGCCTATTGGGACAATAGATTGTGGATAGGCAATGTAGATGGCGCAAAATACCAGCTTTGGAGAAGTAATACGGGCGATATTACCACATGGGGTTCGACCGATTACTACAACTTTGACTATGACATTACAGGCATTGCCCCTATCGGCAACTCTTTGGCCGTTCATACTGACGAAGGCGTTCACACCCTAACTCCAACGGGCAACGCTACTGTTCCGTATCAAGTTTCTCGCCGTGCGCCAGTTGGCACGGTTTCCGGTCGGGGCATTGTTACAATTCCTTCGGGGTTACAGATTTTTCCTCGGCTTGATGGGTTTTACGCATGGAATGGCGGCGATGAGGTCACCAAGATAAGCCAAGCATTGGATGGCAGTCGCTTTTGGGACAAGCTCAACACAGCCAAACTGAGCCTTTGCCACGGAATATACTACCCCAACATGAATGAGGTGTGGTGGTTTATCCCCTATGGGGCCTCGCAGGCTACTAACAACTACGCGGTCGTTTATAACACGTTACTAAACTGCTGGTCTGGCCCTTATACCAGCATGGCGCGGGATGCTTCTGGCTTAGTGGATGACTTGCCCCATGCAGGCGGCTTTGATGGGTTCGTCTACACCCATGACACGACAAACGCAGATGACACCTCGGCCATATCAGCTACATTTGAAACAGGATCGCCTGCGCCGATGGGGGCCGATGTTAGGCTGCGCTGGCTGTATGCCCGCCACTTTTTCGATACGCAAGATAGTGGATATGACGTTCAAGTGTTACAGCAGTCTCCCAAGATAACAGGCACAACAGAAGCCATCTTGATGGGCGAATTGAGCGCAGGTCTTGGCTCGTTTGTGCTGGGAACGTCAAAGTTGGGTGGAAACACCGATGCTTTATACGCAGATACTGACTTGATAGGCTACGACAACATGAGTCAGCTTAAATATACCAACAATGCTTTAGACGAACCATTTACCTTTAGGCGCGTAATGTTACAATACAAGCCTATTGGCCGAATGCGCCGCCGAAAAGTTATAGGGGTGGAGTAATAGGTCATGGCAAACGGATCATTTGATTACAAAAAAGACCCTCGCTTTAGAAAAATACAAGAAGGGGCAAAATACGGTCAATACGATGCAGATGCACTTTCAAAGGCATTGTCGGGCATCGGGCCAAGCGTGCCGGGGGGCTACGATATTCACCATGCTGGGGCACTTATTGCCGATAGTGGCTTTAACCCCAATGCGTCTTTTGCCGACTACACCAAGGGCCTTGCTGGGGCTATGGGGGATGATCCGAATGCAAGGAACCCCGGCTTCGGTGGTATGTCTTTTAATGAGTTTCAGAGCCTGTTTCCAACGCAAGCGGTGGACTTTACCCGCAGCGATGCTTTTAAGAATATTAGTGTTCCGAAGACAACGACAACATCAACTGCGGCAAACCCGGCTGCCGTTGCGGCCCCCGATGCTCAACCCCAGCCTCAACCTCAACCCCAGCCTCAACCTCAACCCCAGCCTCAACCTCAACCTCAACCCCAGCCTCAGC